TGTTTCCATTTTGGTTCACCATAGGTAATAAATTCGCCCACGTTCTCGCCAATGACAAGCACGTAGCGGTTGGGAATCTGTGCCTCGTAATCAACTAAGTTATTCCAAACCTGGTCAAGAGCGACAATATCAGCGCCATACCAATTGTCCATCCAACCAGTTTCATAAATCTCCCTAATACCTTCACGGTAAGCGAACTTGCTGGAGTCAGAGTCCTGGTGCCGACCGCCAAACTGCGTAATCGGGCCTAGACCTCTGCGCGTTCCAACAACTGCCCTAACACTACCGACCTTATAACGAATCTCGTCAATAGCGTTTCGGAGCATTGTATCAGTTAAGTTAGCGCCAGCCGTATAATTATCGGGAGTATTGCTACCATCCCAAATATTAGCTAACGCTGTGAAAACACGATTCACATAAAAATCCTGCAACTTAGCCTGCATTTCCCGACGAATGTCGGCAACCGTACCAAGCTCACCGGATTCCAGTTCCCACAAATTAGCCTTAACCTTAATATCAGCTCCGTCCAGCATGTAGTTCACACGGTCTTCAACCGTAATCTCGCTAGCTAGGTGCACCGAACCAGGAACCAAGGTTCTAACCTCAATACCCTTACGCACCTTCTTTACTCAATTTTGTTACTCTATCTAATGATAGGAGCAAGATATTTCTACTTGCCTCTGCATATTACTATACAGTTCGGACTATCTCATCACCTCTATTCGGAGGGTTTACCGTATGGATATAATTTATATTCAAAACTGGGTAATATGTAGTCTTTAATACCATTAATAAACCTGTCGTAACTTGTACTTCTCAAAATTAAATAGTATTTAATTCCTGTTTTACTTTGAGAGTGTTTTCTTACATTGAACTCTAAATTTAACTTGTTTTTGATTGTTCTTTTTAGTAACCAATTATTAGCATAATCATGACTTAATGTTGCTAAAGTTACTACTGGTGTACATTCATAATGTTTGTCTTTATAGTATCTGTCAGTTCTAACATTACTTCCATCATCCATAAATAGTATAGCCAGCGATTCCCAATCAAATAATTTCAAATAATGAGTATCAAATACTTTGTGGTTATAATGGTATAATCTTGTTCTTACTTTTGTATATAGTGGGTGGGTATGTGTTGTCGTTTTAAGAATATTTTTTCGTCCCTTTCGGGATTCATTTATTGTGTAGAGATTTACATTTGTGATATTTTCTAAAATGTTTTTTCTCCACTCTGCATAATCTCTATGGTCATCTGTTACTGTTGCTTCAAAACGACAATTTTTACCGTGGTAGTATACACCGCCATCACCATAACAAAATGCAACTACATATTTTAAAAGTTCTTTTTTATCCATAGTCTCTACACCTCTCATAACGAGTTGGCACGGGATTGTCCACTTGGGAGTTTCCCCGTTTTTAGGTAAATTTTCTATAATAATTACTTATTAAAGCCCCAATAAGTTTAGGGCATCGCCGGGTTCGAGACGCCGGGTGTCCAGCATCAAACCGACAATGTTCTCTGTTACATGCCGTGGGTCAATATATTCCGTGATAAGGGAGGCCAAAGCATCGCGCTTGTTCTTATCCTGCGCCATTGCAGCATAAGCCTTCTTAAATTTCTTCTTATTCACTTTTTACCTCCTACGGGGCCAATGTTCTGAACGTTAGAGCGTAAGTGTCACTGTCAAAACGCTCCGTAACAGCGACCGCGTCTTTACCATTCTGAGTGACAGTCAACTTGCCTGCGTTCGCCTCGCTTTCATTTGAAGCGTCAGCAGCATACAAGGACGTACCAGGTGTCTGCATAGAAGCGTCGTAGATATACTGACCGGAAGGAACAGTATAAACTCCGCCGCCCATAGCCAAAGCCTGGTGTCCGCTCGGAATAGTCACACTCTCCTGATACCCTGGATAAGTGAGATAAATCGTCTTACCAGTAACAGGCGCATTGGTATCCCGATCAAATGTCTGCCGCAAACCATACGAATAGCTTGGCCAATACACAATCGGTGTTTCACGATTATCAACTGGCCACGTCAGAACATACTTTGCCTCACTAGCTTCAGAAGCATCATCAGGCAACTTCACACCGGGAACATCCTCAAGACGCCCCGTTAGGTCACTATTGTAACCAGGGTGGGAGGTAAACAGAACCATGCGACCTTCAGTAATATCTTCGGTCGTCACGACTCCAGTAACATCAGACTGCTTGTTAATTTCCATTATGTAACCTCCACTAATCCAATTCTTCGCGCAGACCTTTCAACAGGGCTTCCTGTGTGGAAAAATCCTGTGGGCCAGAAAGGTCTGGTACATCATTATCGCTAGAAGCAGAAGCTTCCTTAGAACGCACCTTTTCAAGCATCGAGAGCATTTCAGCAAAAGCATCCTCGGACATAGTAGCCCAACGGGTAGCCTTTTCCTGAAGCTCTTCGTCAGTTGGTTCATAACCAGCATCTTTCAGCTTTTCTAGGCGCTCGGAAAGAACCTCTGCTCGACGGTCAGCTTCTTCGCGATCTTGCTTATACTCGCGCAATTCAGCCAACTCGTCTGTAAGCTCTTCATACTCTTCTTGCAATTCATCTTTTTCATCACTAATAGTATCAAACTGGTCTCTTAGAGTATTGAGCTTATTTCTAAGTTCTTCAAGTTTTTCCATATCGTCATCTCCATCACTAGATTCAGCTTCATCAACACCAAGTAGAGAAAGCATATTTTCATTAGTATCTTCCAACATACTAATAATTTCATTAATAGCATCTTGGTTGAGTTCCTCTTTCTCAAGAAGCCTACGTAAAGCGGAAATTGCATCAGATTTTTCACTCAAAATCTTATTAATTTCCTTTTCTGTATCTTCATCAATGTTTTTTGAAGCTACTCTTACAACCGGGGTGCGACCTGCATATGCCGGATTCCCAACGATAGTTGCTGCTCTGAGTACCGGGTCTTGCAACCATTCTACACCATCATCATCCATTTCGGATTCAGTATATGCAAGTTCCCAAGAGATATTAATGGGTTCTCCATTAGAACTCATTTCTTTGAGCATACGGTAATCATTAGGGCGTTCATTAGCCCAAATAGCAGCGCGTCCATTTACCTGGTTTGATTCTCTCTGGAGTTCTACAATGGGGCCTAAAGGCTTTGCACCTTCGTGCCCGCGCTGAATTTCATCTTCTGCCATCTTAATTGGCATATGAATTCCTGTATCAACCAGGTAGGATAACTTTTCTGTAGGAATTCCTACATCGTTACCATTAGGTTGGTCATCCGTAAGAATGAAGTCTAGCCACCCCAGATTGCCGTCATCTAATGAAGCATTAGCTTCAAAACTAGCTTCACTTTCAAACTTTACTCTCTTCATTCTTCCTCCGTTTTATTTCCTTCATCTGGCTCCTGCTGATTCGGCTCTTGCTGGTTTTTACCAACATCTTGTGGTTCTGGACTATATGGTACTGGTGCGTATTCCTTTAGCCCGTGCTCTTCCATCTTCTCCCTCTCAAGCTTCATACGCTCCATAACCGCATCAAAGTCCAAATTGGCCATTTCAGCAAAATCAGTTCTGGAAATAATACCGTCTTCATAGAGAACCTGCCCCGCGCTGACAAGTTCATCCAAACTCTGCAATCTAATTGGAGGATACTTGGGTTGCGGAATGCCACTTAAACCATTACGCTCTTTTATTTCTTCATACAAATATTTTGGGTATTCCAGTAAATCTGAGCGCAATGATTCAATTGTATTAATGGGCGGAAGCATAGCTATTTCTGAGCTGCTTGTACCACTCCGCATAGTTTCTCCAGAAACTACAATACGCGGAATACCTAATGCAGCCAGAATATCTTCATTTACTGACTGATACTTGGTATCACTAAGTAGTGTTTTGGTATCTGGAGTCACCCATTCAATATCCAATGTATGGTTACTGAATAGTTGAAAAACTCGTTCCTTATTATACTTCTTACCACGCCAGCGAATTTGTTTCTTCAAATCTGCGACAATATCTTCGTCACTCTCTGTTAGCGGGTATTCATCATTTCCCAACTTAAATAGTTGAATAGCAGAAATAACCCGCGCAGCAATCGCATAATCCATTTTCCGTAGATTACGCTTATGCATAAAAAGTTCCAAAGCTGGTTTTAAATATGGAGTAGGATAAACTGAGCCAGATTTGACATTACGGCGAATAATTACAGGCGTATTTTCTAACTTAAAATATTCTTTACCCTTATTATTGCGTACCGCATCAACAAAATCTGGGTATTGTTCCTTTAGAATCTGATAGGTTTCCTTATCTTGAAACCCATCCATATACTCACCTTTATTCTCAATAAAATATCTATCTTCTTCTGATAATTTTACTAAAACTAATAGACGGTTTGGCAAAGGTGTTTTGCGCAACTCAATACTTTTCGGGTCGCGCAACCAAATACTGGTTGGAACCTCATAAGTACCACGCAACCTTGGGTGAATTTGCACACCAGGCACTCTTTCCCAGGTAGCTTCGGGGATAACTAAACCAGACAATAGATATTCTAGAGCCGCGTTTTTTAAAAAACGCTGTAATTCGTCATCAACATATTGATAAACCAGTAGCTCATTATCAGAGCAAGTTTTTGGGTCAACATTATAGCCGTTTATACCAATATCAACTTGCTTATTGATAACGTTATTTGCGATACCGTCATGCTCATAGAAAAATCTGCACAATTCAATGACTTTTTGGAAGTCATCCGGTACCTCCATTTTATCTATAATGTTTGCATTATCTTCACTTAAGCTCCAAGCAGGTGTAAATGCATTTCCGTTATGCGGAGCAAAAGTAGCAGCAAACATGCGTTCTGGTTTATTTTCTTGCTTATTTTCTTTTGGCATATTCTACAAAATCCCCCAACGTGGTTTATAAAGCTCTGGGCGCTGTTGCCATTCAAAACTGTTCAACTCAAATTTTAAATAATATCCAATAACTGCACACAAAAAAGCTGAAAGATTATGGTCTTCACCTTTTCTAATACCACCTCTAGGCGTTGTTGTCCTGAAAACTAACTCGCCAGAAGGCGTGCGCCTGTATGTAGTTCTCTCTAACTCATTAATAAGACTTTCGTCTTTCCAAGTTAATTTGTAACGATGGTTATTTAACTTAGATTGTAAGAGTTCCATTCCAAATTGTTTAGCTCTTACCTCAACCTCTTTACCCTCTTCATCAATACCTACTGGTATTGAAGACCTAAATTCAATAGGCACCACCCTTTCTTGATAATGCTTGTGTGAATATTTTGGGTCATTGCGCAAATGCTGTACAACCGCCTTACCTGAATGTCCAGCATCAATTGCTAACATATCTGGACTATAATGAGAATCTAACTTATCTATTATACCTTCTTGCTTATGGTAATCAACAGAATTAAGACGAATTCTTGCTAAATATTTCCAGGAATCAGAGCGTTTATAACGATACCAAATTAAAATAATAGTGGGATCAGTGTAACCTAAATCAATACCAAATATTAACTCGGAAATATTACGTGGCTTTTTTGGCAATGCATTAAATAATCTCAGCAGGTAACTTGGGTCTTTATTTAATTTTTGCCCATAGGCTGAACCAGTAAATACATCATAATTACCAATTAACATGCGCTCACGGTCAAACATAGCATAAGATGGTATGCCGTGTTCACCTAGAATTAAATGCACATAATCTTCACTATCCTTACCCCCATACTGTTTCAAATTACGCGCGTCCATTTCTTCAGTATAGCGTGGGTTATCAAAAGCGGATATACGATGTTTAGTATATTTTTCATCTTTCTGGTCTGCATAATACAAGACATTATTTTCTCTCAGACCGGTTGGCACACCAGAGACAATTAGCTGGCTACCTTCTTGCCATTCATTCAAGCAAGGCATTAATTCAGTAAATGTGCCATAGGGGTAAAACCCCGCCTCGTCCAAAAGAATTATTGGGACATGCAGTCCAACAACATTTGCACCAGTACCAGACTGTCCAGCAATGCGACAATCAATTACTGCACCATTATGCAGCTTAATAGTAAAACTCTGTGAGTTTATACCAGTACGCCCTGTATAGTGCTGAAGTAAACTATGGGTTCTATACCAGCGCCTAAGCCTAAGAAAAACCGGTTCAAGATGAACACGGCTAGGTACAGTATATACAATTGTTTCATCCCAAAAAGTGTTTAAAGTATACCAAACTAAACGATCAATCAGTGAGACGGTATTGTGGGAGTAAATATCATCAACTACATGGGTATTATTTGGATTTACCTCATACCCATAAGTTGTTTTTGTCCCAATAGGCTTAATTCTTTTTACTGGTACCCACCGAATATTAGCTGACTCGAACTTTTCAAATAGATCATCTTTGTTTTCAACTTTTTTAGCGGTATAAAAAGTTGGGTAATATCTTAGTTTTCTTTTTCGTGGGGTTCCATTACAGGAATTTGAATCCAGATAATAATAGTCGGAATAATTAGATAATGGCAAAACATCTGCTTGGTTAGCTTTGTTCTCTGATGATGACATTAATTTCTCAGCAGACTGTTTTTTTCTTTTAATAGAAAAGTTAATATTCTCAACAAAATTTTTTACGTTTTTATACCCCTTGATACTCAAACTATGTTTACCGTGATAACCATTATCTGAGAAAGAGTAACTGCAAACAATCCCAAATCTTAACAATAAGTGATGTAAGTCTCGAATTAGTAATTCTGACGAAGAACAATAACCTATTTCAGTGTCACACGCCCATCCATCACCATCAAATAACGTAGATAAAAATAAAGCAAGGTCTTTTTTCTTTAATTTAAAAAGTTCTCTTGGAATATGCTTATCATAAGAATGTTTATACCTTAGGTTAAACTCTTCTAATAGTTTATAATAGGCTCCCTTTTTATAATCCCTAGTAGTAAGAAAATACATATTGGCTTGATTGTTATCCAATATCTCTTCTCTTACTTCCATACCTTTAGCTTGGGCATATTCATAGATATATTCTTTAAGTTTTTCTTCCGAGGTAGTTATAGAACCAGTTTTA